TAAAGAATGCGACCTTCACTATTCTTTATAAAATTCTCTAACTTATTAAGTGGCATCTTTTTATACTACTAGTCCAGGTGGTATTTCTATACTCTATTTAGCTTTCGGATCTGTCGTTAATTTTGGTTCAACGTATGTAACCATCTCAGGATCAGCATGATCCTTAATAACTTCCATTACACCTATAAATTGTGTTGAATTTTCACAATTAACAAATTTAGTTTCTCCATCATTACTAATTAAAGTAATCCTCTTTTTACAGACATCAACTATAATGTCTTCAACAAATTGATCATCCATAATTAAATATTCTTAACATAATACCAAGTAACTGCAACTCTTTTCTTACCAGAAATTACAGGTTCTCCTGAATGGGGATAACACCAATTTGAAGGAAAAATTAATGCATATCCTGGACTTGGTTTAAATGAAGTATGAGGAAATATTGTTCCACCACCTTTAGTTGCATTTTTTAAATATGTAATGACTGATATCTTTCTATGATATTCACCCAATCTACGATCTGTTGCAGCATCATGATGAAATTTATATTGTTGACCTTTTTTATAATCCAATACCTGCAATCCTTCTCTCCAAGAATCAGTTCCTACAGCACCAGGCATAGGGTAATAACCATAATTAATATGTATTTTCTCACATCTCCTTTTATATTCAAGTAATCCAGCATTCATTGCTTCGTGAAGAATTAAAGTTTCAGGAGCAGTCTCAACCATTGTTGTTCCTGTGCTGGATCTAATATCGGCATTAGTTTTTGAAGGTCCATTACCTTTACCAAAAACAGTATTATCAATAAAATCTAAAGTATCAACATATTTGTTTATCTTTTTAACTTGATCAGTATCAAGAATTTTAATTATTTGAATCAGTTCGTTCATAATTAAATACCTAGTTCAATTATTATAGCATACTATGAAGGTTTTGTCGGCCAAGGAGGGTTTGCAAGGTCTGTAGTATTAGCAGGTAAATCTCTCAATGCCTGTCTATATGCAGCCCACTCAGCCTTCTTATCAGATGATAATGTGCTATCTGTTGCCGATTGAGTCCAATCAGATTCTAATAATTTTTTATCTCTGGCTTCTCTCATACCCTTTGACCATGCTTCTGTATAATCAACTGGATCAAAGAATCCACCAGCATCAGTATATTTCCAATTAGGTCTTACTAAACACCAATTTGGAATACCAGCAAATTCACCACGATAAGTAGCACCAATAGCAACGAAATGATGTTCAGTAAACCCCATTTCAGCACAAGTTGGATTCTTGGATGTATCCGCATATCCTACTATAGTAGTTGCTACTAAACTAGTAGCATTGTCAACTATAGCAAAATCTATGAAAGTAGATCCAACACCAGCTCTTATATTGGTTTGAACAGTATCAGCATCAGATTGCTGCTGAAGATCTGTTTTTTTAAAATCGTCTAGAAAACTCATAATTAAACTGTAAATTTACTCTTCTTATATGCAAAAATTACAATACATCCTGGATTTCCATTATTTACACCTACAGGACTAGCACCACCCTGAACACCTCTTCCTCCACCACCAGGAGTCCAGTTGTGACCACCACCCCAATAAGTTTCTCCACCTCTACCAGTTTCTCCACCAGCACCAGGAGTTCCTTCACCACCAAAGGAATTTATATCACCATACCCAACTCCTCCTCCTCCACCAGGAACAAGAGCACCAGAATTACCACCAGTTCCACCATCAGGTCCATATGCAGTTGTAGCAAGCTGACTTGAGTTTGGATAGAACTGAGAATACTGACCAAAACTTCCATTACCTCCACCAGATCCAGCAGCACCACCTTGACCTACAAATAAAGTACACTGACCAGTACCCATTTCTGAAGCAGAATATCTACGAATGGCTGTACCGCCACCGCCTCCTCCTCCACCAGAGTTTCCACTGGAAGAACCACCACCACCGCCACCTCCTCCAGAGGTAACGAAAACTAACCAACTGTCATAATCAGTGGTATCAAGAGTAATTGGTATAGTTGATGGTGTTGTTTGCGTATTTCTTACATATATGTCAAATGCTGGATCAGTATTTGCTGTTCCACCTGATCCTGGAGGACCTGGAGGTCCTGGAGGTCCTGGACCACCATCATCACCATCTTGCCCATCTTGACCATTAGTTCCATCATCACCATCTTGACCTGGAGGTCCTGGAGGTCCAGGCGATCCTGGAGAACCATCAGTACCGTCCTCACCATCAGAACCATCAGAACCATCTTGACCTGGAGGACCAGGAGGTCCTGGTACTGTTGAATCAGCACCATCATCACCATCTTGACCATCTTGGCCTGGAGGTCCTGGAGGTCCTGGTGTTGTTGAATCAGCACCATCTTCACCATCATCACCATCTTGACCTGGAGGTCCTGGAGGTCCAGGCGATCCTGGAGAACCATCAGTACCATCCTCACCGTCATCACCATCAGCACCATCACTACCATCAGCACCTGGAGGTCCTGGTGGTCCTGGAGAAGTAGCAACTGCAGTTTCTAAATCGTATATTACTACTTTAGTATAAACTTCATCAACATTTGATCCAATAGGGGGATTATTAGCTCCACTATATGTCGGCCATCCACCATAACTAGGAACAGCGTATACCTTAACTTCTATTCTAAAATAAGTAGTCTCAGTAATGGTAAGAACTGTATCTCCTTCTGCATGTATTACTTCACCAGCATTAGTACTTGCTTGAGCACTTCGACTCATTGCAAAGTTAATTCCAGTGTTAAAGGTAGAGTCTGTAGTATAGACTAACCTTGATCTAAACATACCAACAGCATATCCTGCTTGCTCCCAATCAAAATGATAAGAACCTGGTGGTAATGAAAAATACTCATTAGTTCCAGTATTTCCTATAGAGTTAGTACCCCAAGTAACCATACCTGAAGGGTCTTCCTTCTGATTTAATATCCTTGTATACCAAACTGTGTTTGATGTAAGATCAGCACCTAATGTTGGTGGATTGATTCCATTAGGAAATACTCCTGGTGGTCTAGTACCAAGAACAACAGCAACTTTAGTGGTTCCTGTAGTAGCAGTTCCTGGAGATCCAGGAGGTCCATCAGCACCATCAGCACCATCAGCACCATCTTGGCCTGGAGGTCCTGGAGGACCATCTCCACCATCAGCACCATCTTCACCATCAGCACCATCTTGACCTGGAGGTCCTGGAGGACCACCTCCACCAGGAGTTCCGTCAGCACCATCATTACCATCTTGACCTGGAGGTCCAGGAGGTCCTGATCCACCAGGAGTTCCATCAGCACCATCAGCACCATCATTACCATCAGCACCTGGAGGTCCTGGAGGACCACCTCCACCAGGAGTTCCATCAGCACCATCATCACCATCAGATCCTGGAGGTCCTGGTGGTCCTGGAGGTCCTGACCCTAATGCTGTATATTCTAAACCATCTTCTGTGCTATTAACTTTAACAGTTTTACCAGCTTGACTAGTATAATTTGCAGGAGTATCAGTTAATTGTAAAAATGTAGTCGCACCGCCACCAGGTCCACCAGTTCCAGGAGGACCAGGAGGTCCATCAGCACCATCAGCACCATCAGCACCATCAGCACCATCTTGACCTGGAGGTCCTGGAGGTCCAGGAGTTCCTGATCCAGGAGTTCCATCAGCACCATCTTGACCTGGAGGTCCTGGAGGGCCAGCAGGACCTGATCCTGCTGAAACAGTTACCCATTGCCCATTTTCTCGAACCTTTACCGCCATTATACTTCTGTCAAGTTAATTTTATATTTTTTATTATTAAGTCTATTAATTAGATATAAATTTTCAGCACCTTCTACAAACTCCCAATCACCAGTAGTACTATCTATACTGTTATTGGTTGTATTTTTTAAACGAAAAATAGTATCGGTTGAAGAATGAACCCCCATAATAAATCGGTATTAATTATGGTTATTTATCATATTATCAAGCATATCTTTAGTTTCTAAACTCTGATGATGATACCATCCAGTAGAAATATACTTATTTTTATTTTTAACAGTACATCCCTTATGAACATACATCCAACTAGAAGGAAATATTAATAACCTTCCAATTTTAGGTATAATCTTATCACCATTAAAAAATTCAGTCTCACCTTCATCAAAATCATCATTCAAATACCATATAAATGTTAATTCTCGCACACCATGATAAGCGTCAATTACATAATCCTGATGCCAATCATAATGTCCACCAGGTTTATAAACCTTTATAATATACCCAGTATCTGAATAATGATCACTTTCTTTTACAAAAGAAAATTTACCATTAGTAGAAGATTGTATATCCTTTTGATATTGTTTAATATATCCAGTTATAGTTGTAAAAAATATATCATCATGTTCTTTCCATTCTGGCAATTCACTAATTTCTAAATCAAAAGAAGTTTTATGTTTAGGATCTGATTTCCGATCTTTACCAAATACTCCTAATTTTTTTCTATTATCATTATCCATCTTTAGACATACTTCCCTACAAAATTCCTCTGTAAGAGTATTGTCATATACTTTAATAAAACTACTAAATGATATATCAGAATTAAACATCTAATCTCTCAATAACTTCATAATCATTACTATCTAAAAAGAAAGGTCTTAACTCTTCCCACAGTATAACATAAAAATTACTTTCTATGACTCCATTAGATAATAATTTGTGTATTCTACGTCTTCCATCAACCATTCTATACTCATTGTCATAAGGATTAGGTCCAGTTGTAATAATACCTGGATATTTTATATCAGCTTCATCATAACGTTTTCCTGACCAAGGTGCTGGAAAAATATGTTTATCTTTCCATCCAATAGATTTTAATGGAACAGATTTTAATCTTTCTTCCGTCAACAAATGAAGAATATCTTCCATAAAAAGATAATGAACTTTTTTCAAATCTTCAGTAATACACCAATTACCACCTGATCTGTTAGATGCTTTATGATAAGAATGATACCACTGTTTTTTCATAATAAAAAAAATACTTTGCTATATTATACTAGTTTTTCTTAATATAGCAAAGTACATAGTATGGTGGCATATTTTTACCCGATCCAGATACTCCACCAGAAGCAGAACCAGAACTACCACTCATACTGTGTGTATGAGCACCAGTATTATTACCAACATTTTTATTGTTGTGAGCAGGATTGTAATTAGTACTCATTCCCCATCCATAAAAAGTATCATTTTCTGCATCATAATATGGTGGATAAGCATTTTGAGTATGTTGGTGAGCACCATTAGAACCAGCAGTATAAGAACCACCACCATGAGTGTGAGATACAACTACAGCATCAGCACTACCACCAGTACCACTGTAACTTCCACCATAACCAAGAACAAATCTACCAGCTAAGGCAGTATACAATGACCAACCACTAGGAATATTACTAGCAGAACCACTCCATATGATTACTCCACCTGAAGGAACTCCAGCAGCAGCAGATCCAGGAGGACCTGGAGGTCCTGGACCACCATCATCACCATCTTGACCATTAGTTCCATTAGAACCTGGAGGTCCTGGAGGACCTGGAGGTCCTGGACCACCATCATCACCATCTTGACCATTAGTTCCGTTAGTTCCATTGGTTCCATCAGAACCATCAGAACCATTTTGACCTGGAGGTCCTGGAGGTCCAGGTGATCCTGGAGAACCATCCTCACCGTCATCACCATCTTGACCATTAGTTCCGTTAGTTCCATTGGTTCCATCAGAACCATCAGAACCATCTTGACCTGGAGGAC